GTTTCCATATAAGCTATATGTTTGACTTGGGGGATAGAGCGGAGATAAGGGATAAGACCCCTTACTTTAGAAAAAGGTGGCCCTGGCGACTCACAGGCCATGTCTTCTCTCTTGACATAGATTGTTTTGCCGCCAAGGCCAACCTTCTGTATTGGAGTATTGGTGATCACGGTGAATGCTTACCCGATCAGCACATACTTGTCTTTCTTGTTCTTCTCGACAAATCCCATCGTCCGAAGCAGTCTCAGGAAGAGACCAACCTGGAACCTTGCTTCTGCCTCAGAAGAGTTCCCGTCCTTGTAGTTGGCGTGCATAGACTCAACAATCTCTTCTTGGGTTCCGCCACCCTCTTCCATAATCTCCTTGAAAACCTCGGCGCGTGTGGGGCCGGACTCTTCCTCCTTCTTGACAGCCTTCTTCATAGGTGCTTTCTTCGCAGGTGCTTTCTTTGCGGGTTTCTCTTCCTCTTCAGGTTCCGCAATAGCGCGAATCGCAGCCCGGATGTCATCATCTTTCATGGACTTGAATACCTTTATATCCAGCTCGTTCTCTGCGATGAACTTCTTGAGCCCGGAACGGTCGAGATCATCCAACTCATCGCCCTCAGCCGTTTCCTCTTCTTCCTCTTCTTCCTCAGGCTCCTCCTCTTCTTCTTCCTCTTCGACCTTCGCGGCCTTTTTCATCGGAACTTTCTTTGCAGGCTTCGTGGTCGCAGCCCTCTTAACCACCTTCTTAGCCGGCTTCTCTTCCTCTTCTTCCTCGCCTGAGGGGAGCTCGACACCCAACTCAGTGAGAACCTCTGTAGCCAAATCCGAAATGGTGTCATTGGCGTCCAACATCCCCCCAGCTTCAACCAGGAGACCCTGAAGCTCTTCCTCATCAACCGATGTGTCGATGGCCGGATCAAGACCCATCAGCTCGGTCAACTCTTTTGCAACTTTCACGTACTTGGATTCGCCAGCCTTCTTCACAACCTTCTTTACTCCTGCTTTCTTGAATACCATTTGTAACTCCTTAATGTAAGATTGTTATTGTTTCTTGAGCTCAACAAACATTAAAATGCTTACTACCTTTTAATTCATAGCATCACCCCCTTTCGGAAAACCGATACCGAAACGCGAAAAACAATTATAACCTACCCGTTAAAAACCGTCAAAAACCCCGGTTTATACAGGAATCCAGGTATGGTTTTCCTAGTTTTAACTGTTGTAAAACGATACACGAATCAAGCGTTGAGTAATCATCATGTCTCTGCTTCATGGTCTTGACCCGCATAATCCCCCTCCGTTTTTCCATCGCTGTCTGGTTCAATGACCAGCCTATATCTATCTCCCCTTTCTTCCTGATGTCCTCTGCAAAACCGCCGCTATCGATATCCCTGTCTTCATCGCGCCCTATCGAAGTTTGACTGGCTGTTAGGACGAGTATGTTCTTGTCTAACGCTAACGCTTTATGTGCTGCGCTTATATCGTTAAGTCGATGCCTATACTCTTTCTCGAATTTATTATCTGGCGCCATCTTGTCCGAGTAGTCGGTTATAACTATATCAGGCATCCAATTCTGGTAGTGCTCATAATTTTCCAACATCACCCGAATATCTTTAACACTTATAAGGCCGGCAGGAACCGTCACCAATTTCAGTCTAGCCCCTCTAAGTAGATACTTCGCCAAGTCCTCAGCCTTTTCAATCCCCTCTTGGATGTCGAGTTCTTTGAACACTTTCTTTTTGTACCAAACCGAAGGGGTATAGGCGTCTTCACCACGACACGCAACGCATATCTTATAACCTACCTGTTCAGCCTCTTCAAAAGACGGTAACTCTTTACCCTTCCCTAATAATCGCCCTGACCACGCCCTTCCTTGCATATCGCAACTTCCATCTTGATTCCATAAGCAATCAAACTTTGGGAAGAGAATCTCTCCTGCCCATCTCTTGTTTGGTAGGCCCGTAATCCAATGATACATTCGCCTAATCATTTGTTTCTCTGTCATTTCCATAGACACAAAGAGGACATTGAGCCTCTTTAATAACGCCCTCATAGCAGCCTCTAATAGCCACCATGTCTTTCCCCTCCCTTGAGCACCAACAACCATGCCAAACCAACTCCTATAAAATGGCCCTAATAATCGCCCTAAGTCACCAGGGAAAGAAAACAATAGCTCCCTTTCATCTGCGTTAAAAGCATCCTCAACATATTGGAAGTCCCTGAAAGGATCAACGCCTACAGCGATAGGTCGAGTCGCCCTATGAAACCCACTTATTACTGCTTCCCCTTCTTCTATCTTGCTAGAGATTATGGCTCGATCTAATTTGTCTCTTGCACTTGTTAATGCCCTTAGTCTGAAATATTCATCCGTATTTTTCAACACGTAATCGCTATTAAATGCTGCCTCCTGTTTTTTAAACTCTTCTGACAGGGAGAATAAGAACTCTTCAATTACCGCTGCGCTATCCTCTGGCAATTCGTCTTTATTTCGCCTATAAATATCTTGAATGTGTTGCCTTGGCGCGTCTTTAAACTCTCCATAGTATTGGGTACACCAGCCTGCTACTATCTTTGCGAATGGTAGGCTTAACGAATCCCCCTTGTATGTTTTTGTTGCTTCTCTCAGGAAGTATTGGGACAATATCATCCCTGTCACTATTTGGCGCTCAAGTTGAATATCCCCTGCTAGATTATCACGCCGAACTCTTTTCATTAGATTGCCTTTCTAGATAGTGAATTGATCTGACACATGGATAGTTGCTTCTTTCTTACCTGTCTTATGCTTAACCACTTTCTGTTTCATTACAAGGAATATCATGCTCTTGTTAGAGCGAGCATTATAAAGGAGATCGTGCAGGTTTGTTGGCAGTCCCCATTTATTTGGAGGCCAGTTCCCTTCTTTATACATTCCTGCTAATCTTCTTAATGCTCTCATTATCTCGTTGTGTTGCCATCTCCTATCCAATTCCTTTTTGGATAGTCCAATATTGCTTATCCAATCATTATCAATAACCTTGCTTTTCCAAAAGGCTCCTGTTTCTAATTGGGAGAAGTATTGTGCTGTTCTCTTGTATAAAGAAGTCTTTATATTCCTGTGTTTGAAGGGAGTTGGAAGTCTATTCCACATATCTATGTAGCAGTTTCTCCCTTGGAGATGTGCTTCTTCTTTGAATAGGTTTTTCATTGTGCCCCTCTTAAAACACAAAAAACGAAAAATCATGTATATATATTATATTCATAATATATTCTTTTTTTATTGTATTATTATATTATTGTATTAATACAATGGATACAATAATCACGTAGCTCCAGGAGTTATATAGGAGGGAGTAAAGAAGAAGTAAACAGGTTGGCATCTTCTTGAGACATATCGGCAGGGTCTTTATAGCGCGTAGGAATAGTCCTTACTTCAGCCAACCTTCCTAACCCCATAAGTTCTGCTGCAAGAGTATAGGCTTGTACTTGAGCCTCTTCTTCGTTGTCAAAAACTACCGTTATTTTACTAAAAGTCTTTGCCAGAAGAAGTAATTGTTTTCTGCTGTAGTTAATTCCAAATGTGGCTACCGTTCTCCTATCAAATCGCCATACATCTATAGGCCCTTCAACAACGATGACATGATCAGTTGGGAGCGCATCGAAGCCATAAAGGATTTCTTTGTGAGGGATGATCTCCATATCTTTAGGGCAGGATAGATATTTTGGCTCTTGATTGGATGCTGTTCGCGTAGTAAAGCTTACTATCTCTGTTTGGAAGCGGATAGGGATAACCATTCTGAATTTGTAGGCTCCGATATGTGACGCGCTATATACCCCCCATTGGTTTTGAATTTGGAGTGGGCTAAATTCTCTGGCTACGAGATATTGTTGATGGCGTGTGGTTAGGTGGAACTTCGTTTCCGATGCGTGTGGCGGCATTATAAGCTTGACCTTCCCAAACTTTTCTCTTTGCTCATCATCAATATAGTCGCCAACCAAGTCATAATCACGTATGATTCCCTTAGCTGCGTTTCGACTTACTCCAACCAATGCCTGAATAAGATCAGTGACATGGTGCCATCCACATCTCCAGCAGTTATAATAAATCTTCTTCAAATTAACGCCACCATGATACCCAGGATTGCCTTCGCAGAATGGGCACTCAATTTGAATCCACCCTGCTCTTGCGTGTTTCCCTGATGTGGTATATGGAATCTCATACGCTTCCAAAAATTCTGTGAATCCCATTGTTTTACCCTCCTTCTCAGTCCTTCCAACTTACAATGAACACCCAGCGATCGTCAAAAGGCTTCGCGACAAACTCGTACTCTTCAGTGCTTGACGGGAACCAGCCTAAATGACTTTTCGCGTATTTTTTCATAGGATAGCCCTTACATCGTTGTTTTAAGAACGCTAAAGAGAATGGCTTTTTCTTTACTGAAAATTGTTTCCCTTCGTCGAGAAGTTGACAGATTAATTTCCTTAACATCTTCTTGCCATTAAACCTTTCTCGTACCGTAGTCTGGCCATCATAATCGGATATAGCGTTTAATCTGATTATTTGGTCTATGATCCTCATTTGTCCCATTGCTCTACTCCGTCCTAAGAGTTAATATACGCTATTAATATGAGCTCCTTGACAAGCATTAAGTTTGTCGATTAATAGCTTTTTTATTTGCTTGTCTTTTGGGTCTTGGCTATCTTTTACTTCATCGTATAGTTTGGAATCTTCCTCACTTAAATAATCATATCTATTAGGCGAAAGCTTACTTCTTTTTAGTTCCATTGTCCTACTCCTTTCCAAGAATATTGTTTAGCAACTCTGTTAGTATCCCTTCTGATCCCACTTCTTTGCCATCCAAAATCCTACTCAATACTTGGCGTTTATTGTCTATAAGTTCTGCTATCTCTTCTTCAATCGTCTTTACCCCCAAGAGATAATAAGCACTTACACTATCAGCCTCTTGACCAATCCTATGTACCCTATCTTCTGCTTGATCATGTTCTCCGGGCGTCCACCCTAGTTCTGTGAAACAGGTATTGGATGCCGCTGTTAAATTGATTGCGGTTCCTGCCGCCTTCACATTCCCTATGAAGAGCCTCACTTTCGGATCATTCTGAAATGAGTTGATGGCCTGTTGTCTTTTATGTACTTCATCACGCCCATCCAACTTCACGCAAATTTCTTTTGGGAAGCTAGACAATAGGGTATCTATGGTGAGATGGTGTATGGCGAAGACTACCAGCTTTTGATCTGATTCAAGGAAGTCTTGAATCCATGATACGATGTTTTTGAGTTTGCCTTTGATGGTTAGTTGTTTCAACCCCTCTATTCTAGCTAAAGCTTCTGCATTAGACGCTTTAACAGCTTTAGCCTCTCCAAAGTTATCCCTCACCCACTTAACAAAATCGTCTTGCGCTCTTTGATATTCAGCTTTGTTATCAATTTCGATAGGGACAACTGTTCTTACCTTGGCGGGGAGTTCCTTTAAGACTTCTGATTTCGTTCGCCTTATCATAACTGTCCTGACTAGAAGTTTATGAAGCTCTTCAACATTAGAAGAGCCAGTGAAGTTCCAACCAAAACGGTTATACTTTGGATTGCAGAATTTCTTGGCGTAATACCAAAAATTATTGAAGTGCTCAGGGG